GCGGTTGATACTATATCTTTTGTAAACTACACAGGAGCAGCGGCATGCACAGCTACTTTACCAGCAGCAGCTGCAGGTTCAGTTGTAGTTTATGCTCAATCTAAAGATACAGAAGGTGGAACAGCAAAACTTATCTTTGATTGTGCGGGTTCAGATGTTTTGAAAACAGGTTCAATAATTGAAAGTCGAAGCGGCTCAGAAGTTGCTTTTGATACTTCAACAGCTAATGAAACTGCATTACAGTATACACCTGCAGACGTAGCAACAAACCTTTTCACTACAAGTAGCAAAATTTATTTTGTATGTTATGAAAAAGGAACTTGGGTCATTTCTTATGAAGTGGCTAGTGATGCGCTAGCAGTGACTGGTGCATTTGCTTTTGCAACGTAATAAATAAAATAATGTGAGCTCCTTCGGGAGCTCACGACTAAGGAGAAAAATATGAGTACATATCCAGTAGATATAAAAACAGTTAATATTGTTTCAGCTACATCTACTACAATTTTTGATGGTCCAGCTAGAATTTTAGGACTTTCATGGGTCGTACCTACGAATGTGGCAGTTGGAACAATAACAGTGTTGGATAATCTTACCGCAATATGGGTTGTTAATACACCAGCTACTAATACTACAGATCACAAAACTCCATCTCATGGAAGCATAATGCTACCAGGAACTGGAATTAGAGCTAATACAAGTTTAGAAGTAACAAACGCCATAGTAACGCATGTAACCGTTTATTACGGGTAGGAGTCTAAATGGCAAATACCACTTCCGGAACAGTAGTTTTTGATAAGACATATTATATAGACGATATCATAACGGATGCTTATGAACGTATCGGATTCGTAGGCGCAGCAGGAAATCAATTACGTTCAGCTAAAAGATCATTAAATCTTATATTTCAAGAATGGGGAAATCGTGGACTTCACTATTGGGAAGTAGGCGATACGAATGTTGATTTAACTGAGGGTATACCAGAATACGTTTTCTATAGAGCAACTGGAGACGGAACAAGTGCAACGACTGTGGGAGGCACCACAGGAACAAGTACTTATGCATTGTCTGATATTACTCAGTGTGCTTACAGAACCAATAAAGGTTTAACAACTCAAGCAGATACCACGTTAGAAAAAATTGATAGATCCACTTATGCTGGAACTGCTAATAAATTAACTAAATCCACACCTTCTCAATTTTGGATTCAAAGATTTATTGATAAAGTTACTTTAACTCTTTATCCAACACCGAATTCAACAGCAGCTAGTAATTTTTTACATATTTATTTTACACAAAGAATTGAAGATGTAGGAGCTTTTACTAATGCTACAAATGTTCCTTATCGTTTTGCCCCTTGTATGACAGCAGGATTAGCTTTTTATTTAAGTCAAAAATTCTCTCCTCAAAGATCACAAGAGTTAAAATTATTTTATGAAGATGAGTTAGCTAGGGCGTTAACGGAGGACGGGTCGCCATCTAGTGCATATATAACTCCTAAAGCATATTACCCAGCAATCACATAATGGCAGTTTTTTCAAAAGGTAAATATTCATTAATGGTTTCAGATCGTTCAGGTCTGGCATATCCCTATAGAGAAATGGTGAGAGAATGGACTGGTATGTGGGTTCATATTTCAGAATATGAATCTAAACAACCACAATTATTTCCTAAACCTAAAGGATCGGATCCTCAGGCTTTAGAGCATCCTAGACCAGCTAGAACAGAATTTTATACACCGACAATTCTACCTAATAATCCATTTACCACAAGTGTAGGTACAACAGTCACGGTAACTCAAGATGATCATGGACGATCCACTGGAGATGCAGTCAGATTTAGAAATATTATTAAACCTTCTGGAGATGTGCAAGCTGCCGTTTTTATGATGGAAACGACTTTAGCATCTGATCTTACAGACAGTGCTACCACTTTAACATTGACCGATGCATCCAATTTTCCTACAGCAGGATATATTGTCATAGACGAAGCAAGTAATGATAATGAAACAATTGAGTATACTGGAAAATCTGGAAGTAGTTTAACAGGATTAACACGGGGAACAGGAGCACCAACATATAATTTAACTCCTTTAACAACTACAGCATCGGCTCATTCGGCAGGTGACAGCGTAGCAGGAACTTATTCCGTTACTAAAGTTGATGATAATAGCTATACGTTTCCTTTAGTAGCCGCAGCAACAATAGCACAAGCAGGAGGAGGATTTGAAGGGTTCGCAGGACCCGTCAATACTAGAGCATAATGTCAGGATTAAGTGCATCAGGTTTAAAGACAATGATTAAGAACTATACCGAAGTAAGTGCTACGGTTTTTACTGATGCTATATTAGAAAATCTTATTTTAAACGCTCAACAAAGAATTATGTACGATGTGCCTATCGATGCAGATCGTAAACAACAAAGTGCGTCTTTAGTAACCGGGCAACAAACTTATAATGCTCCAGCAGGATGTTTATTTGTTAGGGGAATTCAAATCTATACAGCTACTGATGGAACCATCACAGGATCGAATAATTGGCTCTTAAAACGGGATCAAACTTTTTTAAATGAATATATTCCAGCTAATACTTCAACAGGAAACCCTAAATATTATGCTATGTTTGGAGGGGCTACAGCTTTAAGTGATACGACTTCAGGCAAATTTATGGTGGCGCCTGTTCCTGATGCGACGTATGCTTTGCAAATTCATTTTAATCTTATGCCCGCTACTTTAGAAGACAGTAATACCAATTTTATTAGTTTAAACTTCCCTCAAGGGCTATTATATGCTTGCCTTGTTGAAGCCTATGGATTTTTAAAAGGACCAATGGAGATGTTGACACTCTATGAAAACAAGTATAAACAGGAAATAGAGAAATTTGCAGCAATGCAAATTGGAAGACGAAGACGAGACGACTATACGGACGGAACGGTACGTATACCAATCGAGTCTCCGCCTCAATAACAAGGAGTAAATTATGGCAATAACATCAGCAGTGTGTACATCATTCAAAGTTTTAATACTAAAAGGTCAAATGGACTTTACAGCTTCGACTGGCGACACATTCAAAATTGCATTGTTTACAAGTTCAGTGACTTTAGGAGCAGGCACAACTGACTATTCAACGTCTAATGAAATTACAAATACATCTGGAACTGCTTACACGGCCGGAGGAGCAGCGCTAACTAGCGTCACTCCAACGTCTAGTGGAACAACTGCATTTTGTGATTTTTCTGACGTTTCATGGACAAGTGCTTCGTTTACCGCGAATGGGTGTTTAATTTATAACACGACAACTGGTACAGGCACAGGAACAACTGATGCTGTAGCTGCGATTGCCTTTGGCGGAGACAAAACAGTTTCAAGTGGGACTTTTACAATTCAATTCCCAACAGCTGACGCTTCGGACGCTATACTCAGAATAGCATAAGGAGGTAATTCCTTATGGCTTCAGTTTGGGGTGGTGATGATCCTTCAGTAGCATGGGGACAAAATTCTTGGCAATCTAATATTCTTACCCAAGCCGTTACAGGCTATGGGTTAACTGCATCTTTAGGAACTGCAGTTGGCAACACCAATGTAGGTTGGGGTTCCGATAAATGGGGTGAAGGTGTCTGGGGGATAGATACTTTAACCGTGAAGCCTACTGGAGTTGAAGCTAGTGCTTTATCGGGTCCCGTTACTTGGGGTTATCCTACTTGGGGTGGAAGTTCATGGGGCGGCGTCTATGTTTTAGAAGTTGCCGATGTAATGGGATTAACTGGAGTTTCAGCAACAGCTTCTGTTGGAAGTCCCGATATTAAATATTCATCTACACAAATACCAACCGGTGTAAGTTCAACTGTTTCTTTAGGATCTTTATCTATTAATGCTGGAGCCGATCACACACAAGGATTATCCGGACAAGTAGCAACTGCTTCAGTTGGATCATTTGGTTTTGCCTGGATTGATTTCCCAAGTGGGGTTTCGGCCACAACTTCTATAGGAAGCCTTACAGTTACTTCTGTTGAATTAATAGATGTTACTGGTGTTTCTGCTACAGCTAGTGTAGGATCAATTAGTCCTACTGAAATGGCTATGGGCTTGACAGGAGTGTCAGCTACTGGCAGTGTAGGATCAATTAGTCCTACTGACATGACGATGGGATTAACTGGAGTTTCTGCTACAGCATCGGTTGGAGTGCCAGGAATTATCCATTATGCAAATATTGACACAGGTTCCAATACGTCTTATAGTAATGTTGCAACTGGATCAAATACCAGTTATACGGATGTAACAGGCAAAGAAGCAGCTTAGGAAATTTATGGCATCAACATATACGGTTTTAGGGACTCAATTAATGGCGACTGGCGAAAACGCTGGTACATGGGGAACTAAAACTAATACAAATTTAAATATCATTGAACAAATTGCAGGCGGCTATATCGAAGTAGATGTATCATCAACTCCCACTACATTATCTGTTTCT